ATTTACCCTTAGTATAGGTGTAAAGGCTCCCCTGGGGGTTCCTATAAACATTATACACCCCATGTTCAATTTTGTCTATAGCCATATTGTCACAGAACGTATTATTAACAAAAAGTACTTGACAAAATTGATATACAGCCTTATAATAGAAACTATATATTATTCAACGGACACACATACACGCACATGCTAATAAGCAAACATTGGTCATCACGAATAATACAATAAACTATGAAATTTGAAGCAAACATACCAAGCTACTTAAGAACAGGACAGGGAGTATTCCCAGTCAGAGAGAGAAGTATACCTAAACCTGAAAAAGAAACTAACTTTTACGAGTTAGCTAAGAAAGGTTTTAATATGCCTGTAGCAAATGACACTGAAGGCAGTTCTTTTGCACCAATATCGGACAAAAAGACTAATGAACCTTTAGATGTAGAGAATTTTTTAGATAAAATGCAAAGAAATATGAATAATTTGCCACCAAGAATGGAAGTTAACCCTAAATTAGATATAAATTTAGATACTAGACCTGTAATGCCACAGATTAAGCCAGGTATAATGAAAGAACCTACAGAAAGAATGGTGGAAAAAGAAAACGAAGATGTATTTATCGGCTAGAGAAATACCTTTTAAAGAATTAATGGAGATTATAAATGCAAAACATGGATTCTTCTATAACGAAAACTCAAAAAAGAAACTTAACAGAAATGCAAGAAAAGTTTCTAGACGTATTGTTCGGAGAAGCACAAGGAAATCCACGAGAGGCAGCTAGGATTGCTGGATATTCAGAACATAGCTACCCTAAAGTTATTCGTAATCTCAAAAAAGAAATAACAGAATTGGCAGAAACACACTTATCTACACATTCTGCAAAAGCAGCTACTCGGTTAACGAACCTACTAGACGAAGACGGCACCACACCACAAGCAAGTATTCGTCTAGCAGCTGCGAACTCAGTGTTAGATAGAGTAGGAATAACAAAGAAGGATCAGTTAGATATAAATATGAAAGCTATGCACGGAATATTTATATTACCAGCAAAAGATGGAATCAATAAAGATAAAAAAGAGAGCTAGGATAGTTCCATTTGGTTTTAAACAATCACAAGATCCTAACTATTTAGAACCTGTCAAAGAAGAATTAGATGCTCTTAATCAAGCAAGAGAATATTCAAAGACTTGTTCATTAAGAGAAACAGCATCTTGGCTACATAGAAAAACAGGAAGATACATATCACATGTCGGACTTAAAAAAAGACTTGAACGAAATAGCACCACCGAAACCAAAGAAGATAGTTCAACAGAAAGCCAAGAAGTCAGTCAAACAGATTCTAGCTCGCACTCGTAAGAAAGTTGCAAAGGCAGAACAAACTTTACGTTCTGCTAAGATGTCAGCAGAAAATACCAAGAAGAAACTGTTAACTATTGATAAAGCATTAACAGGAAAAGACACACAACTACTTACAGAGGATATAATCGAGAGTGCTCCTAAAACAGTTCAAGAGCACATACATCAGCAAGAAGTAATCTTTAAACCTAACTCAGGTCCACAGACAGAATTTCTTGCATCTTCTGAAAGAGAAGTATTTTATGGTGGAGCAAGAGGCGGTGGCAAATCCTATGCGATGCTAGTTGATCCGCTTCGTTATTGCTTAAAGGCTAATCACCGAGCACTCTTAGTAAGGAGGACAATGCCTGAGTTAAGAGACTTAATTCAAAAGTCTCAGCTACTATACTCAAAAGCATTTCCTGGTGCAAAATGGAGAGAACAAGAAAAAGAGTGGCGATTCCCTTCGGGAGCAAAGATAGAATTTGGTTACGCAGAAAACATGACAGATGCGTTAAGATACCAAGGTCAATCGTATACATGGATAGGAATAGACGAACTTCCACAATATCCTTCGCCAGATATATATAATTTTTTAAGATCTTCTTTAAGATCCGTTGATAAAGAAATACCTGTTTACATGAGAGCTACAGGTAACCCAGGCAACGTAGGTTCACAATGGGTACGAGAAATGTTCGTAGAACCAGCTGAACCAAATACTGCGTTTGATGTAGGGATAGATACGCCTAATGGTAAAAAATATATTACCAGAAGATTTATTCCAGCTAAGTTACAAGATAATCCTTATCTAATGCAAACAGATGATTATTATATTATGCTTGCATCTTTACCTGAAGTACAACGTAAACAATTTTTAGATGGAGATTGGGATGCATATGAAGACTCAGCTTTTCCAGAATTTAGTAAAGCAACCCATGTGGTTGAACCTTTTGAAGTACCTAGAGGGTGGTATAAATTTCGTGCTGCTGACTGGGGTTATTCTTCTCCTGCTTGTGTATTATGGTTTGCTGTCGATTATAATAATAATCTGTGGATTTATAGAGAGCTTTATACCAAAAAAATTACAGCAGATTATTTTGCGAGACAAGTAATAAGTATGGAGCAAGGAGAGCATATTCATTATGGTGTATTAGATGTTAGCACTTGGGCAAAGAGAGGTGATGTAGGTCCTAGTATTGCAGAGACAATGATACAGAATGGATGTAGATGGAGACCATCAGATAGATCACCTAAAAGTAGAATTAATGGTAAACTTGAAGTTCACAAAAGATTTAAAGTTATTGATAATGAACCAGGTATAAGAATATTTGCTAATTGTAAAAACTTAATTAGAACTTTAAGTACATTACCAACTGACGATAAAAACCCTGAAGACGTAGATACAAATGCAGAAGATCATGCTTATGATGCATTAAGATATGGATGTATGAGTAGACCAACACATCCTAAATTTGCAAATAGATTTAATGCAAGATTTCAAAGTTCGTTTGAAGTATCTGATAATAAATTTGGGTATTAGGTGTCAAAAAAAATAAAAATACAAGAAACAAATAAAAAGAATTTTCCTTATACATTAAACTTAGTGTATTGGGAGGATATTGTTGGAGAAGCTAACTGGGCTGATATAGTTGATATTAAAAAAGCTAAGACAGCAGTATGTTGTAGTGTTGGTTGGATTGTAAAAGAAGATTCTAAATCTACAATCGTAATGGCTGATTATAGTTTTGAAGACAATGGAGAAATAAAACAAGGTGGTAATTATACTACTATCCCAACAAAAAATATATTAAAAGTTAAGAGAATACAAATATAACAGGAGAACACGATGGAAGCTAAATTCGATCCAAAAGCTAAAGTTAAACAAGGTCAGTTAAGTGATGCACCTGAAGGCAAACAGCCTAACAGGGAACATACTAATATTGATTTTTCTAAACATACGCATAGAAAACAAGAACCGTTTGAGTACGATGTAACTGTACCAAGTGAAGCAGGTTCTAAACATGTAGATGATGCTGTATTTAAAATGGCTGATGAAAAGGATTACTAATGGATCAAAACGGATTAGGAAATAATAAAAATACTATACCTGATATTTATGCAGGAGCTAATGATAAGCCTAAGAAAAAAAGTGCTAAAGAAATATTAGATGAAGATTTAAAAAAAGCAGCAGAAAAAAAAGATAAAGAATTATTAAAAACAGAAAAAACTAAAACTTTAAAAGACGATCTTAAAGTTGGAATGAAATATAGAGCAAACCAACTTAAATCACTTAGTAAGTTTGCTTTCCAAAAAGGAAAAGAAAAACTTTATGGACAAATAGATTTACTAAAAAAGAAAATAGACTAGGAGGATAATAACATGATGAAAAGATACATGCATGGAGAACTTGCACCTGATGCACCTAAAAGACCAAATGATCCACTACAAATAGACCCTAATTCAAAAGTAAATCAGGGAGCTACAAGTGGTGATGGTAATGATAAAAAAGGTAAATCAAAATCAAAAGTAGATCCAGCAATTTTTAGAATGGCTGAAGAAAGAGATTACTAATTTAAATGTACGAAGAAGAAAATAAAACAGCTGCAGAAGTCAGCGAGTCTAAACCTATTGTTGGTCACATACGAGAAAAGTTCTATCAATCAGAAAACTCTAGATTGTATGATGAAAAAAGATGGTTAAAAGCTTATAGAAACTATAGAGGACTATATGGTCCAGAAATGGTTTTTAGATCAAATGAGAAGTCAAGAGTATTTGTTAAGATAACAAAGACTAAAGTTCTTGCTGCATTTGGTCAGTTGATAGAAGTATTATTTTCTAGTGGTAAATTTCCATTAGGTATTAGCCCAACTCAAGTACCAGAAGAAATACCTGAGTATGCACATATAAAACCTAAACAGCCTGAAGCACCACAACAACAAATGCAAGACCCGTATGGGTTTAAAGGTGATGGTAGAGAAGTACCACCAGGTGCAACAGCTGATATGCTAATGAAAAATTTAGCACAAGAGTTTGAGAATGTAGGATTTGATGAAGGTCCTG